AGTGTCTGTGTAAGCGTTAGCAGTTGTTACTGCATCTGATTCTGCTGTGTCAGCGTATGACTGGTAAGCAGTTGTGATTAGTCCTTCACGAGTGTCTGTGTAAGCGTTAGCAGTTGTTACTGCTGTATTTGCAGAACCTGCTGCATCGTAGTAAGCGTCTACCGTAGTGCGATCAAGAGATAGCTCTCCGCCAACAGAAACGTTAAATTCATTCGATACGGATTTAACAAGAGTTTCTCCGCCGATTAAATTAAGAATATAGGTATCTGAACCTGTCTCTGTAAGTATATTTTGACCATTGATTGTACCTGTTGTACCTTCAACAATAAGCCCATGCTTAATTCTAAAGTTTTTATTTGTTGTTGCCATCGATATGACTCCTCTTACTGCTTATTTTTTAATTGCTGTTCTGTAATATCTTGCTTCAACAGCAGTAGTTACAGGGGTGATCCTAAAGTCAATTATACCTGAATTTTCTTCAAAGGTATAATTAAATAGATTGTTATCTGTGTTTGAAATGATGTTTGACTCAGCAACATTTATATCTGTACCGTCACTGAGAACTAGAATGTCAGACGCATAAACCTCTGATCCTCTTGTTACCTGTATTGTGTACTTAACTGTTGCCCATGTGCTTTTTGAAAACGAATCAAGGGTAGTTGGATTTTCTATTCCGCAAACTGTTGCAGATACATCGTTATTTCCATCTAGTCCAAGAATCTCTGCAGCATTTTCTGCGTCCAAAGCATTTAAACTTGTTTCTAGCTCTGCTAGCTTGTAGTCAATTGAGTTTGTATCTGTAGAGCCATCTACGCCCAGCTTTAGCTCAATAGCTTCAAGCGCATCATTTACTGTTGCGTGTAAAGCTGCATGTCCTTCTAAAGTTGAAGTGCTTTCTGGGTTTGTAAGATTGTCTAAAGAGTTTGGATAATTACTAGGCAATTTCGCCTCCGTCTAGCAATGTTAGTTGTGTGTAACTCGCATTACTATAATTTGAATTTGGACTTCCACCATCAATACCAATTATAACAGGTATTGTTTCTTCAACTCCAGAATTTTGATTTAAATTATCAAAATAAACAGTTTCATTTAAGTTAACTGTATGGACATTTCCATCGTAAGAGTGTGTATGCATATAGAATGGAGCGGGATCATTAGAGGCTGGAGTTAAGTCAACCCAAACACTACCGTTGTATATCTTAATGTTTTTACTTGTAACATTAAAGTAAACATCTCCAGATGAACCCACAAGTGGGTCTTCTGCAAGTGTAAGAAGATTGAGTAAGGACTTAAACTTTTTAGCCATTTAAAATCCTTATCCTATTACAACTACTCTATATTCTCCAGCTGTCGGTGCAACTGCAAATTTAATAGTTACAGCTGAATCTGATGTATGCTCAACATCTGCAAGTATCTCTGCAAATGGGGAAGCAACTTCATATATAGAAACTACTGTATCTTTTGTGCCTAAATTATGTGTAACTGTATAAGATGTTGCTGATGTATTAAGAGTCTCTTTATACTTTCTTGTTATTTCATGATAGTTTGTGCCATCATTTGTTAATGTCCACTGATCTGCTGTTTCATCCCACAAAACTTCTACGTCTGAAGAAGTTCCACGATTTACTTTTACTCCAGCATTTGTAGATGGAGCATCAGTTACATTTGTATTAAGAACAACTTTATTGTCAACAATATTAACTTCAGTTGTACTTATAGAGTTAATAGATCCTTGTACATCTAAGTTTCCATTTACTGTTAAATCTCCAGCAATTGTTACATCGTCTGGCAAACCTATTGTTACGGCTGCTGACTCAGATCCAGATCCAGATACTACAATTTCTCCATCTGTTCCAGAAATAGTTGCAATATAGCTTCCAGTTGTATCTGTTCCTAATGCAACAGAATTTGGCTCAACTGTTGTTGTGATTGTGACATCACCCAGATTGGTCATTGTTGCAGAACCAGTTACATCTCCTGAAAGAGTAATTACTGGATCTTTGTTAAGAGATACTGCTCCTGCTGTTACTGTGAAATCTGTTGAGTTAAATGAAGCTACACCCTTATTTGTATAGGTTGCATCTTCTGCGGATACTGTAATTGTATTATCTGTTACCGCTACATCAATTCCTTCTCCGCCAGAAATTGTAAGTGTATCTGAAAGAAGATCTACGGTGTCTGTTCCTGTGTCTCCAGCGATTGAAAGGTTTGTTGCAACATCTGACTCGCTTGCCGCTGTTAATCTACCTTGTGCATCTACTGTAAATGAAGGTATCTTTGTAGTAGATCCATACGAACCAGCAGTAACCGCTGTGTCATCTAAATCAATTGTTGTTGTACCAGATACATCATCATAAGTAGATGTAAGAGCTGTTCCAGCTAGTACGGATGTGGAAATTATGTCTTGAATAACTTCTGTAGAACCAGAAGTTGGGGTCCATTCTGTACCATTGTAGAAATAAAGAACATTTGTTCCAGTGTTGTAGTATATTTGACCAGATACTGGATTTGAAGGCGCTGCGCCTAAGTTTTGGATTCTAGCATTGAGCAACTCATTCTTGTTGAGATCAACGCTAACTAAAAATTTTCTTGCCATTTGCTATCTCCTTATGACAGGTATGCTGTCCCTGAAAATGGTTGAGCCATTGTCAGTGTTATTTGATTAGTACTATTATAGTCTATTCCAGTCTCCAAAATATCTCCAGCACTTGACTTGACTGTAACGTTTGGCTGATACCCAAGTCCGTGAGAAATAACAACAGAGTAAACTCCTTGAGATGGCCCAGTAATTTGAGCTAGCTCCCATGAGTAGGCTAACGTGTTATTTGTTAAAAATATTTTGCTAGATCCTGACCAGGATTGGTCAGAAAGTTTTGGTCCGTGAAAAGCTGCAGAAAGATTATCAAAATAGAAATCTCCAGTAAGACCTAAATTAGCTGCTGGATCACCAGATCCATTTAGAATTGTTCTTCCTCTTGGTCCTTGTGGACCTGGAGAAGATATTACAACTTTATTTATCTGCTCTCTAACAACTACGGATTCAACCATTATATAGTTACCGATCTATTTAGGGTCATAAAACCCTCAAGGAGCTTTATCTTATTCGCATTAGAATCTACAACCATTAAGTCATAAGATGATTTAGGATAAAAGATTTTGCTTGTTTGTGTTGGTGTCATTTTTACAGTTAATTTACCATTTGGTCCATCAATTGTAATTCCACCTGAAGGTGATGTTAGTGTGACGGCTAATTTAGTTCCGCCTTTTGTATCACGGACTTGCATCTTTGCAGATGCGCCACTGAGATCAATAGCATTCCCATCTTCGTCTTTGTATTCTACTACAAAGCTAAATGTTGCATTTTGATCTACTTCGAAATTCTTTTGTCCTGCCATTTGCCATAGTCTCCTAAATAGGAATACTCCTGTACTAATTTTAGCACAGGAGTATTTCTAATCGACTATTTTATTATTTATTTGTAAATCCAAACGATGCCTCGTTTGGGTTGAGTGCTTTCAAAATTACGGGTGCTGTGGCAGCGAATCCGCCAAGTAGTAGGTCCCTTGGACTAGTATTGCCAGTCATATAAAGAGCAATTGCAGCTCCCAAGAAATGACGTCCGTAACTTGCCAGTGCTGCTAGAATCTTCTCTTGCATTGTAACCTTTCCATCTCCATTAAGATCTTGTTTCATTAGATCCTCCTTATTTCTAGGCTGGGAGCCTAGGAATTTTGGGTGTTAGCCCAATCCTATTATTGTACCACTATGCACTAATATCTACCAATTCACAGTTTCCATCAGAGCTACATGCAAGTGTTGCATTTACAGAGGTGCCATCTTCTGTCTCATAAAAAGATAAATCTTCCCATCTAATTTCTTTAGGCATCTTTGCAACAAGGTCTTCGTACTCTTCTTTAGTTACCTCTTGGTAAGGTGCTTGCTTATAAGTATGATCTGAATGAGGCAAAAATGAGATTCCAGAAACTTCATCAAAGTGCTTGTATACCCAAGCGCCCACTTCCATCCACTCATCTTCTTTTACAGAAACGGTAATAGAAGGCTTGTGTTCACACCACGCACGTTGATAGACTAACCAAGTGTTTAGATGATCTAAAGCAGTCAAGTCGCTTCTGACAATTGCTCCTTCTGGAGCTTTTACTGGAAATGAAAAAACATAAGTTTCATTTGGCTTCATAACATCATCTTCTACTGGAATTCCAACTTCTTTTAAGAAAACAGAAATTGGATCTCCTTTAGATCCACGAACTGTTCGAATGTAGTATGGAGAATGCCATGGATGCATTCCTGAAGATACTCCTACAAGCTGAGATACTGTTCCAGAAGGTTTTACGCATGTAATTGCTGCTGACTCTGGAATGCCTATCTTGCTAGCCTCCTGCTTATTCGTGTCTCTTGCTTTTTCACGCATGGACATTAAAAAAGCCTCTAATGCAACGATGTCTTCTTTTCCAGACATAAACTTATGACCAAACTGTCCAGTAAGAGAAACCCCTAAAAGCCTTTCTTCCTCTGTGTTATCTTTCCAAATTTTTCTAAGATACTTAAAATCTGTTAATGTTGCTTGCCAAGTTCCAAGAATTGTTGCAAGCTCGACTTTGCGCTCAATATCTTTCTTTGTATCATTTTCACGTAGTACGACTTCTGAAAGATTACAAAATTGATAGGGGCGCAAAATAATTTCTGAACAAGGGTTCGTTCCGTAATGAATTTCTGGATCTCTTCTTCCATACTTTGAGGCTTGCTTTTGAGCTGCTGCAACATTGTATATTCCACGCTCTCCTGATTTTGAATCATAAAGTGATTTCCATTCTGCAATAAATTGTTCCATGTCTGGCTTACGAGAATAAGCTACAGAGTTATTTGAAAGAGCACGTTGCGTATTATTTTCCCACCAGTTTCCTGATTTAGCTGCGGCCATTTCGATATCGTTAATATTTGAGAGAGAAATCATAGCCGATCTACGAACACCTCCAACAACAACAACTTCACCAATTTTGCACATAATGTCATGCGCTTCTATTGGCTTTAAATTTCGTCCTGCTGCTGATTTGAATTTTGCAATTGTAAAATCAAAAAGGTTAACTAGAGGCTGAGGTCCTGAAGATCTGCCACCCATTGTTTTTAAACGTGCACCAGCTGGGCGAACTTTTGAAACATCAACTGCTGGAATTTGTCCTGACCAAAGCAAAGCGAGAAGTTCACGGTAAGCTTTTGCCCAACCCTGTTTTGAATCTTCCACTGTAATCACTGTTGTAGATTTTTCAAATGTTTCTGGGACGGCAGGAAGCTTGTTGATATACTTATACTCAACAGAAAAGCCAACACCTGTTCCACACATGAGAATATACATCGTCTCATCAAAAGATCTTGGAGAATCTACTGGAACAAATGAACAGTTATATCCAGCTACATTGTCTCTTTCTAGTGCTGCTCCTGAAGTCATTACGGAGCGCATAGATGGCATGACGTTTCTTTTAAATACACCGTCTTTTAATTCCACTAGAAGCTTTTCATTTGGAATATAATTATGATTTTCTTTTAGGTGGTTTAGCATAAAATCAAAATATCTATCTACCGTTTCACCCCATGTTTCACGACGGTTCTCTTCTGGAATCCATCTAGCGTAACGTGACAACGCAATAAAATTTTCATATGGGTTTTCAATAGTATTTGACATTTATTATACCTGTTTCTCCGCCTAGCGGTTTAATTTAATTTAAGTAGAGTCTTATTCTACCAAACTTTTTTAAACATAGGAAGAGCATTAAATAAAAATCAATAAAAAAAGCTTTATTATTAGTTAACTAAAACAAATACAGTATTAATCTCAAGTTGACAGATTAAAGTTTTTAATGGTATTCTTATAGTTCGTTATCTCTATTGGAGGAAATGCCTATGGAGAATATAAAAGAAAAACTTAGCGATGTTTTACATCACTATGTTGCAATAGCAGTAGCTGTATTATTTTTATTTACTGGTCAACCAGAAATAATTCAATCAGCATCTGCACTGGTTGTAAAACCAGAAGTAAAAACCGAAGCACAACTTGACAAGGAAACGCTGGAGCAATTCAGCAATACTGTGTGGAAACCTTCTGAATCTTTAACGGATTTAGAATTGGTCAAACTCCTCAAAGCTGTAGGCTTTGAGGGTAGCGCCCTTAAAATGGCGTGGGCTGTAGCTAAAAAGGAGTCTAATGGACGCCCAATGGCTTATAACGGCAACAGGACAACTGGAGACAGTTCCTATGGAATTTTTCAGATCAACATGCTAGGCAACCTAGGGGATGATCGTAAAGAAAAATTCAAACTGGATAGTAACTACTCGTTATTTGATCCAGCAATCAACGCAGAGATAACGTATTATATGACCAATGGCGGTCAAAATTGGTCGTCATGGAAAGGTTTAACTCCTCGAACAAAAGAGTGGTTAAATAAATTTCCATCTAAAAGTTAGAAAGGAGTTAATATTAAGATACAAGTAGTATCTCAATATCTAGCTCTATCAAGAGAAGGCCTTGTGTCAGAGATGGTTTGCCCATTAGATCAAGGTCTTCTCTTTTCTAACTTAGACGAAAAAGACGAAATATTTATTTACTGTATATCTTGTAAATATAAGAGCCACATCGGAATGACTCTTTATAAAAAAATAGAATTGGAAATTAAAAATGCAGGAAAGTCAATATAATTTAGAGATAAGAAAACAAATAGCTAGGAGCATTCCTTGTGTTCACATGAACACAATTTTAATTAGCGAAAGAGTTTTAAATTCATTTGTTGCATACTTAGAAGACTTAAAATTAAATGGAGCATCAACAATTGATGAGGCTTTAGAAAGCCTAAAAAATAAAGATGAATGAAAATAAAGATAGCCTAGAAGATAATCTTCCTATGGTCAACTATATAATGCTACATAGGATTTACGACGTACTTACCTTAATTGCAAATATACAATCTAAAGGCGAAGAAGATGACATTAAAATAAAAAAAATGATAGAATATCACAAAGATGGTTTCTTGCTAGGGCCAAGCCCAGCATTTAGAGCGGAGGAAGAAAATGAATAAAGATTTGGTTTTAAGCATAATGGTTCATTCTTTTAAGAAAGCAAACGTGGACTTAGCTATTGAAAGTGGTGTTGAAAAAGCATCTGCTGAATCACAGATTGAAGTTATGGATGAAGTTATTAAAAAGTGTATGGAAAAAGTTCTAGACAATCTTGTAGAAAATTTTCCTGATATACAAAATAGTGTAGGTTGATTTAAGTCCCTACATCTAGCATGCAAATGCTAACAACCCCAGTTGGATCCGCCTCTAACTGGGGTTTGTGCTATAATTATATTACTATGGCGAGAGATCATTTTTCAAAAGCAATGCGAAGTCCTAGATTTCATACTGATGCCTACAAAGAATCAAAAGAAGCAGAAATTGAAGAAAAGGTTGAAAATTTCTTAAAAAGAATTAAAGAAAAAATTAAGTCTATTTTTATTAAACGTTCTTAATCTTCTAACTTAACGTCATTTTTTCTATCATTAAAATCATAAAGGTGATCTGTTGCATATATAGGCATAGCTGGCGCTTCTTCATCATAAGAATATCTGCCTGGCTTTGAAACAAGGTCTTTATTGCCAGACTTTAAAACAAACTTCTTCGTTCTTGGATGCCCACCTTCATCTATATCTTCTTTTGTAGCAAACAATCTACCGTGCCACTGTTTATTCTCAAATCCGTCTTTTTCTATCTCTGCCATCTTTGCAATAAAGTCTTCTTCAGAAAGAGATTGCCTCAAATCTCTAAACTCTTGTGGCTGCTTAGCCATCAAAAAATGTCTGACATAAAATTTATGGCCTTTTAATGGAAAAACTGAATGGGGATGATCTGTTCTAAACAACATTCCATCTCCAGCTTCCATTTTATATATTACTGGATCATCAATCATCCAGCACTCTTTTTCTTCTCCATTTTGATCAATATAAGAAGATTTTTCAGCAGACTCTTCATTTATAAACTGAATTTCTCCTCCCTCATAATCATCATTAATATAAACATTATAATTAAAAAATGCTGGAGCTCCAGTTAGCCACATTCTTCTATCCTTATGGAATTCCATAGCGTAAGTATTTTTTGGATTTGTATTTATAGTCTCTGCAATAAGAAGGTCGCCGTATTCCCATCTTGCTGGATTTTTAAACATATGAGTATCTTCTCTTGAATAGCCTGGTTGATCAACTAGCTCTAACCATGAAGTTGGTATGTTAGGATCTTCTCCCCAAAGCTTAAAGTATTCTTCATTTAAACAATTTTCTTTATAATATTTTAAGGCTGCAAAAAAGGAGTTCATTACTTCTGTTACAAACTGGCCGCCCTCTGTTGGGCAATCTTGCCAGCCAGCTTCTTGTCTTGGATAAGCTTTAGAGTATTCACCCCAAGGCTTCCAATCTGTCCATGGACCAAAAAAGTTTATCTCTTCTGTTTTTGATTTTTTTAAAATGTCATAAAGTTTTTGTGGGTCTTTTACTGCATTTTTAATAAGCAGTACGTCTTTTGTTAGCTCTATAAATTCCATAATTAATTATACCATAGCCCTTATGGTTTCCAAAAAAGGGAGTCGTCGTTATATATTGCGTAATCTATATTAAGGTATTCTGACAATATATTTTTGTCTTGCTCAGTCAAAGAATCATAGAGCATCTTAGAGGCTGGTAGGGTATAAGGATTTGATTTTTTGCTTTTTTCTAAATCTGGATAGAAAATATTGCAGCCTAAATCTTCTGTAATTTTTTCAGAAAGACTAAAATTATCAATATATGAAAAATCTTTCATTCGAAAAAGAAGGTTAATTCTTTTAAATCTAGACATAGCAAGATTAATATTTTCTTCATTTTTAAGCTGAGAGTTATCAAATATAACTGAACTGTTGTTTGTAAAATCATTTAAAATCATTTTGCTATAATAGTTATGAAACCTAGTGTTATTTTTTACAAAATCAATAAATTTATTTTTATCTAAATACAAATTTGTTTCTTTTCTGGAATTAAGTTTTATTTTTACTTTGTTGTCTACAACCATAGCATACCAGCTTGCTGCCCTTTCTATCGGATCTCTAAGTATTGAAATAATATATGTACTGTCAGAGATTCTAGAATCCCATCCTTGATGAGCCATGTCTTCTTCTCTTACTGATAGATTGTCTTGGGAAACCCAATCGTGCTGTTTAGTATAATATTCAGTATAGCACTTTAAATCAGGATTTGATTTAATTAGGGGGTTTACAAAAGAATCTATAAACCTTCTTCCATCACACTTAGCCATATGCAAAAAATAAAATGAGTCATATTTTACGGTTTCCAAAATAAATCTTCTCTTTCGTAAATGTAGTAATCAACATCAAAATATTGTTTTAGATACTCTTTGTCTGAGTCTGTTAAAAGGTTATAAAGTTTAGATGACTCTTTTTCTGTATATGATGATTCAAACTGTTGCTTTTTAGAAGAAATCTCTAGATTGTTTACGCCAAGATCCGTGCAGATCTTCTCCATAAGATCTTTTTTATCCATAGAGCTAAAAGTCTCTGACTTTAAAAATAAATTTATTCTATCTATCCGTTTCGCTAGAATGTACATTAAATCTTTATCATGCACAGATAGATCTTTGTCGTAAAAAAACTGATTATATGCATGAGAAGTTGTATTGTACAAAAGCATCCTGCTGCTTATATTCTGAATATGTTTCTCGTATTCAATAGATGTAATAAAACCTTCTTTTGTAAAATTAATGCTTGTATAGTTGTCAAAACCTTTATCCTGTTTAATTTTTTGTAATCTTGAAAATACATAGTAACTTACTGCTCTTCTTATAGGATCTCTCATCATGCAAAATACGTACGTGTTATCCGTAATTTCAGGAATCCACCCTTGATGAGCAGTAAATGGATCACCCAAGTAGTTTCCCATCAGGTTTCCTCCTGGGAAGTCTATCTGAGGGTTATTATCTTTTATGTCTAAAAGTATTAAATCAATAAATCGTCTACCGTCAGTTTTAGGAATATGTAAAAAGTAGAAAGAATCATATTTCATTATATACTCCTAGTTGAGTGAAAAGTGCGGCGAAAAGTGAGCCGAAAATTAGAGACCATCATTT